GCAAGTGGAGAGCCATCGGCCATGACGAAGACAACCTCCCTCACCCGCTTCGCCGACCAGTTCCGCGAGCCGCACCCCGAACACGCATGGGAGGCGGCGCGGGACGCCTGGCGGGCGCACGCCATCGTCTGCATCAGCCTTGAGGAGGCAGAAAAGCGGCTGGGCTGGGCGACGGCTCGGCAACTTCGGAATATCGGCGAACAGGCATTCGGGAAGAGGACGGCATGACGGAAACCTGGCTGGACAAATGCAATCGCCTCAAGGCCGAGGAAGCGCGCGAAGAGGCGCGTCTGGCCGATGCGGTCGAGCGCGAAGCCATGAAGCGGCTGGCCGGCGAACTGGCCAAGACCATGACCAGCCACGGCGTGGGGGTCGTTTCGAACGATGCCGCGCGCGTCGAGCGGGAGCGTGTCGCGGCGCTCGTGCGGCAGGACCAGCGCGACCGGGCAAAGGACCAGAGCCAGCGGCTGGCCGACGTCGAGGTGTCGGAGGGGATTTACGTGAACATGTCCGACACCGTGATCGAGCCGACCCCCGAATGGCTGGACAAGGCCGACACCGTACCGTTCTGGCCCAAGCAGCCCAAGGACACCGTGCGCGAGATCGTGACCGTGCGCCGCGTCAGCAAGCCGATCGTGCTGCGGTTGTGCAATGCGGGCAAGATCACCGACGATCAGGCGCGCGCCTGCCTGCGCTACCAGGGCGACTATGAACTGGCGAGCCTCGATGGGCGCTGGTCGACCACGCGGTTCAACCCGTCCGGCGTGTCGGGCGGTGGTGCCGGCGCTGGCGGGCACATGGCCATGACCGAATGGGAAGCCCAGGCGCGCGAGCGCTTCCGCCGCGCGCGCGCCGCGGTCACGCCGTTCTACCTGCGGTTTCTCGACGCGGTGGTCATCGACGAAGTTCCGCTGCGCCGCGCATCCCGCTTCGCCCGGTGCCGGTCGGAACGCACGATCCACCGCTTTCGGCAGGTCGCACAGGAACTGGTCGACCACTACGTCGGGTGCGGCATTGACCTGTCGCCGCGCGGAAACGAGGAATAATGCTTGGCCATGAACGAATGTGATCGCATCGGGATTGACGGGAATCAGTTTGTGAGCGATAACCCTATCGTCGAAACAGTTGCCGCCCGGCCAGAAACCCCGCCCAGCGCGGGGTTTTGCGTTTCTATCAACCGCCGGAAATCATAGGATTTTCTGACGGTGGCACGCACCCCAACATCACCTGCGGCACGGCTCAAGGTTCTTGAGCGGGCGAAGGTCCGCGCGGCGCAGTGCAAGCGCGGCGAGACTCTGGCCGGCAACATGATGGCCAGGATGCTGGAAACGTCATGGCCGACGCTCCAGACGTGGTGTGCGGAAATCGACGGGTTCGCGGACAGCGGGGCCTTCGAGGGCGGTGGCAACGGGGTGCCGTACAGCTTCCATCCGAAGGCTACGGTCGCCTTCCTCATCAAGCACTTCACGGCGCAGGACCGGGACCGCATCCGGCAGGCGCGCCGGGTGCGCAAGTTGGTTGGCGGCGATGATCTGGCCGATGTCCCGGAAGACTACACGCTCGATGACCTGTCGAAGATCATCCGCACGGCATCGCAGCTTCGCGAGGAGCGTGAGCGTCAAGGCCGCCTGACCGACGCAGCCGCCGTCAGCCAAGCGCTCCGCGAGATGTTCTCGCGGATGCAGCAGGCGGGGACGCGCGCGGCGCAGCAGCAAGACCCGACGGGTCAGTGGCCGCCGGAGATAAGAGAATCGTTCGAGAATGCGATCAGTTCGATCATGCACGCGATGGAAGTCGCGGCGCGTGATGTCCTGAGCGCACGCCGTGGAGCCGCTGCTTAGTCCCCAGGCGCTGGCGCGCGACGTCGAGCGGCTGGGTGCGGGCGAGTATCTGGTCGATCCGCTTGACCTCATCGAGGACGCGCTGGCGTTCTTCACGCCGCCTGAAAAGATTTCGACGCTGGAATGCGCCGAGCGCTACCGCAAGTTCCGCACGACCGAGGGCGGCGCGCTGGTCCCCTATGACCGTCGGCGCACCCCGTACAACATCGGCAAGATGGCGGCGCTGGACGATCCGCGCACCAGACTGGTGGTCAACGTCAAGCCGTCGCGATCGGGCGGCACCACAGTGGCCGAAAACTACCTGTTCAAGATGATGCTGTTCGGGCCGATGGGGGACGTCGGCTGGTATCTCGGCGCACAGGATGCGGTGAAGAAATATTGTGATCGCATCATCAAGCCGTTGTTCGAGGATCACCCCGACCTGCGCAGCCGGGTCGGGATCGGGCGATCGGACGACAACGACACGTCCAAGCGCGTCTCGGGCCACCTGATCGAGTGGCTCCCATCGAACGACGCGGCATGGCGAAACCGCGAGTTCGTCTTCGGCGTGGCCGACGAGCCGGACGGCTGGGCCAAGTATTCGGAAACACCCGTCACGCAGCTTGAAGGGCGCATGAAGGGCGTCGGCAAGCGCGGCAAGAAGATGGTGATGTCGCACCCCGACAAGGGCTGGCGCGCCGGTGTCGCGGCGGCATGGGAATCGACCTCACGCGGCATCTTTGTGATGCGCTGCGCGGAGTGCGACCACTTCGCCACCGCGCATGCGACGAAATACTGGCCCGATGTGCCGGAATTCAAGCTGTCCTACGAGCGCATGCCGCGCGCCGACGCCGACACGCGCATCGAACTGGCCGAGCGGACGGCGGGCATGTCGTGTCCGCACTGCGGGGTGGTGCTGACCGACAAGCAGCGCTTCGCGATGATCGACGCGGCGGCGGTTGATCCGGCGTGCGGCATCGACGGCTGGCTGCATCGCGGTATGACCTTCGATCCGGTCCATGGCGTGTTTGGCGAGCCGGAACAGTTCGAGCGTGTCGGCTTCTGGGATCATGGCTTGATGCTGAAGGTGTCGCCAGCGGCGGAACTGGCCCGCACGATCGAGGAAGCGCTCATCAAGTTCGAGCGATCCGGCGGCAAGCGGGTCAAGGAACTGCGCGAGGCCCTGTCGAAGCTCATGGGCGAGATATTCGACGGCAAGGCGGGTATCGACGGCGTGAACGCGGCATCGCTGCGCAAGCGCGCCCGTGGCGGCGGTGACGAGGTGTCGCAGGCGCTGGTCTTTCCGGTCGGCATGTGCCCGGCGGACGTGGTGTTCATCACCGCCGCTATCGACGTCGGCGCGGCGAAGTTCGACGCCAGCTTCCGGGGCTGGGACCGCGAAGGCCGGTCATGGTGGCTGGACCGCCTGACGTTGCGGCAGAACGTCGATGCGAACGGTGTGCTGCGCAACATCGCGACGCGCGAGCGGATCGAGGACTGGGATATGCTGGTCGACCAGGTGGTGCGGCGCACCTTCCCGGTGATCGGCGCGAACCAGGCACTGCCGGTGGCGCTGACCGTGATCGACGTGTCCGACGGCCATGTGACGTGGATCGGCCGCGAGTTCGCCGCGCGCTGCTACCGGGCCGGGCTGGTCTGGGGCCGCGTCGATGGCGGCTGGCCGCGCGTGCAACTGTTGCAGGGTTCGCCCAGCGACAAGGCCCCCGAACTGCCGCCGAAGCCCCGGCTGGAAGATGCCAAGGGCCGCAAGTTTCCGAAGGGTGTCCGTGAATGGTCGCCCGGCGTGTTCAAGCTGAAGGAACTGGCGCTGGAGCGGCTGGCGATCACCGACGGGTCGCCGGGCCAGTGCTATTTCGCCAGCGGCATCCTGCGCGAATATTTCGACGAATATTTCAACGAACCGCTGATCGACGGGAAGTTCGACCGACAGGGGCCGAACGAGGGCCTCGACCTCTTCGCCTACGAGGAGGCCGCGCGGCTTATCATCAATCCCGATCGGGAAAGCATCTGGGCCAACGGCACGCTGCCGCTGTGGGCCAAGCCCGTACCCCTCCTGCAGGAAGGAGGTGATCCCTTGACCGGGGCGCGGGCGACAGCCGGGCAGCAACCGAAGACCGACGCCACAACCGCCGCGACAGCGCTTCTCCAGCGCTTTCAGGCACCGAACCGCAGGAACTGACACGAGACATGGCAACAGTCGAACAGCTCCAGACATGGATCGCGGAAGCGGAAGCGCGCCGCCACGAAGTCGCCATGGGCGAAGCCGTGATCGACACATGGCGCGAAGGCCGCCGCGTGCGCCGCGCGTTCACCTCGGTGGCCGAACTGGACAGCTACATTCTCGAACTGCGCCGGGAGTTGTCCGAAGCACAGGCGGCTGCATCCGGCATGTCGCGCCGCCGCCCGATCAACCTGGCGTGGAGCAACTGACTTGAGCGCCGCCGCCAAGCCGCGCATCCGGGTGCGCGCCGACGGTACGATGCCGGCGGAATCGCACGCCGCCGTCGCGATGATCTACGGCACCGGCCGCCGCGATGCCGAACGCCGCGATCTTTCGGAATTCTCGGGCTGGAACCCGCGTGTCCGCTTTGCCGGCAACACTATGGGGCAAGGCTGGGAAACCGTCACCGGCCGGGCGCGCGACCTCGACGAGAACAATGGCTGGATCAACGGTGGCCTCGACCGCCGGGTCGAAGCTGTAATCGGCGTCAACATTCGTCTGTCCGCGCAGCCCGCCTATGATGTGCTGGGCCGCGACTATGCGTGGCGCATGGGCTGGACCAGCAAGGTGCAATCGCGCTTCCGCGTCTGGGCCAACGACATCGAGCATCGCTGCGACGCGCGCCAGCGCCTGTCGTTCGGGGCGATGGCGAAGCTGGCTTACCTGACCTATGCCCGCGACGGCGAGGCGGCGGCCGAGGTGCGGGACAGCAAGCGGGGCCTGACCAACACCACCAACGTGCTGCTGATCGAGCCGGAGCGGATTTCGACCGACCCGCTGCACATGCACGAGGAAGGCCCGCTGCTGCGCGACGGCGTGCAGTTCGACAAGGATGGCGCGGCGATCGGATACTATGTCCGTTCGGGCCATCCCGATGATCCACGGCAGGGCTTCGCCGGCCAGCGTTGGGACTACATCCCGCGCTGGGGCCGCACGGGCCGCGCCAAGTTCGTGCATGTGTTCTCGCCGCGCCGCGTCGAACAGAACCGGGGCGTCAGCCGGCTGGCCGAGATCATGGTGCCGGCAAAGATGCTGGACCGGGTGGACCGGGCCGAGGTCAGCGCCGCCCTGAAATCGGCGCTCTATTCGTTCTTCATCGAATCGGCCGGTGCGCCGGAAGATGTTGCCGGTAGCCTTGGCGCGCCGACCGACAGCGCCGACATCGATCCGTGGATTGCCGCCTATCTGGACTATCGCGGCAAGAACCCGGTGTGGGTCGATGGCGCGCAGGTCACGCAATTGCTGCCGGGGGAAAAGCCGCACTTCCCCGACGCGAACCACCCGAACAGCAACTACCCGGATTTCGCGAAGTTCATCCTCCAGAAGGTCGCCGGCTCGCTGGGGATCAGCTATCCGCAACTGTCGCAGGATTACGCGAGCATCAACTATTCGTCGGCTAGGGTGCTGCTAAACGAAATCTGGCGCTCGTTCCTTGAAGATCGATTCTATTTCACGCAGCACTTCCTGACGCCGATCTATGCTGCCTGGCTGGAAATGGAAGTGGCCAACGGCGACATCAAGGTGCCCGGCGGCCCGGCGAACTTCTACCGCAACAAGACGGCGATCTGCATGGCCGAGTGGATCGGGCCGGGACGCGGCTCGGTGGACCCGCTGAAAGAAAGCACCGCCGACAATCTCGACATCGCCGCCGGCCGCAAGTCGAGCGTGGAAGTCATTCGGGAGCGCAACCGCGAACCGCTCGACATCATGTCGGAGCAGTCATGGTTCCTGGAAGAACTGGCCCGCCGCGAACTGCCCGCGCCTAACTACAACATCAAGGCAGACCCTGCCGGTGCGCAAGGCGACGGTCAGGATGGCGCGGCGGATAGCGCCGACCAGGAAAGCGTAGTGCAGTCTGGTCAGGGCCAAGGCACAATTGGAGCAAAGGTCCATGCCTGATCGTGAGCTAACCATCGAGGTTATGCGCGAACTGATCGACTACGATCCGCAGATGGGAACACTTACCTGGCGCGCGCGCCGGCCAGAGATGTTCGTGGGCGCAGACCAGAGGCCAGAACATAGCTGCAAGATATGGAACAGCCGAAACGCCGGCCGCCCCGCGCTCGCGACGCCAAATGGCAATGGATATCTGCACGGCGCCATCTTTGGGAAGACGATCACAGCCCATAAGGCTGCATGGGCAATTTATCATGGCACATGGCCCGTTCACGGAATTGACCACCAGAATGGGGAAACGTTCGACAATCGCATAATCAATTTGCGCGACGTTCCCGATGCCGAGAATGCCAAGAACCAGAAGCGCAGTAAGCGCAACACCAGCGGTGTGACGGGAGTCACCTTCAATAGGGCAACCGGAAAGTGGGTGGCATCCATCAAAGGCGGGGGCCGTCAGATCAACCTCGGATATTATCCGACGATTGAGGAGGCTGCGGCGGTGCGTAAGATTGCCGAGCGTCGCTTCGGTTTTCACCCGAACCACGGCCGGATCGCGGCATGAGCAAGTTCGCAAGGGTTGCCGGCCGCCTGTTCAACGCGCCGCTCATGCTGCGACCCGAAAAGGCGGAAATGCTGTGCGCCGCGCTGGTCGACCGGTTGGGCATTGCCAAGCTGGACACGATCGACGGTCGCTCTCTCGGCGCATCGCAACTGCGCCAGCAGGCAATGGACTGGTATGACACGCCGCCCAGGACTGCACGCGACATGTATACCGTCGAGCGCGGCGTGGCCCGCCTCTGCATCGACGGAACGCTGGTCCACAAGCTGGGCGGCGTCGAGCCTTCGTCCGGGATGGTCGGGTACGACCAAATCGACCGCATTCTCGACGACATCGAGGCGAACAAGGAAGTCGGTGCCACGCTGGCCGACATCGACAGCCCCGGCGGCGAGGTTGCCGGTTGCTTCGACTTCGCACGCAAGCTGGCGACGCGCGGCGCACGCAATGGCGGCAAGCCTATCGTGGCCTTCGCCAACGAGATGGCATGCAGCGCGGCCTATGCGATCGCCTGTTCGTGCGATGCGGTGATGACCACCGGCACCGGCATGGTCGGATCGATCGGCGTGTGGACCATGCTGGTCGATATGACCAAGGGCCTGAGCAAGGGCGGCATCGAAGTGACCATGATCCGCGCCGGCGAACGCAAGGCGCGCGGTGGACCCTACGAACATGCCGACAAGGCGACGTTCGAGAAATTGCAGGGCTGGGTCGACGAGACGTGGGGCATCTTCGCAGAACACGTCGCCGCCTATCGCCCGATCACGAAGCAGGCGGTCCTCGCACTTGAGGGCGACTGGTTCACCGGTTCCGACGCAATCGACATTGGCCTCGTCGATGCAGTCGATTCACCCGAGGCTATTTTCGATGCGGTTGCCGCCCTGGCCCGCTGACTTTCAACCGAAAGGAATGCTTATGACCACTGCCGCCAAGGGCGTGCAGAAGGCCCTCGCGCGCGCTGGTTCCAGCGTTCTCGCGATTGCCGAAATGACCGCCGAAGACCTGATCGCCCAGATGACGGACGACCAGAAGGCCGGGATTTCCGCTGCGCTGGCCCCCGCTGGTAATGCGGCCGAACACAAGGAGCCGGATCAGATGGAGCCGGACGGCGACCCCGACGACGAAAACTGCGAAGACGGCGACAAGACGGCGGCGAAGAAGAAGCCGGCCTGTGATGACGGCGCCAACGCCGCCGATCCGCGCGTCAAGGCAGTCGCCGCTGCCGTGGCGAAAGACCCTGCCTGCAAGGGCAAGGCCGACCTCGCCCTCTCGATGCTGGCCGACGACGATTACGCGGCCCTTTCGGCATCGGGCATCATCAAGCTGCTCGGCAAGACGCCCGCGTCCAGCGCTTCGGACACCGACCCGGAAGCCGCCGCGCGCGCCGAAATGAAGGCCGCGCTCGACGAGACCCACAACAGCAACGCCGATGCCAACAGCGGCGGCGGCAAAGCCGACAGCCAAGCGAATTCCGGCGGCCTGTGGTCGCAGGCGATCGCCGACCTCAATCCCGGCGCCAAGGCGCGCTGAAACCAGACCGACAGAAAGGACTGATCCATGACCACCCTCACCGAAGGCAAGCACGACGGCGAGTTCGTCGGCGAACTGGCAATGGGCCTTGGCTTTCACGCTGACGCGACCACCGTCGCGTCGGGCGAAACGCTCAAGGCTGGCCATATCGTCGGCTCTGTTCCGTCCGGCACCAGCGCCAGCGCGGCGAAGACTGGCGGCAACACCGGCAACGGCACTTTCGTGCTGGACGCCACCACGCCGATCCTGCCGCGCGCCAAGGAAGGCGTCTACACGGCGCGCTTCACGACCACGACCAACATTCGGATCGAAGACCCCGATGGCATCGTGATCGCCGATCTTCCGATCACCGCGACCAACGGCCAGACCGCGACGATCAGCGAACAGATCAAGGGCGTGTTCACCGAGGGTGGAACGACCTTCGTAGTCGGCGATGGCTTCGACATCACCATTTCCGCAATCAGCCACAAGGTGAAGGAATACAATCCGGCGGCCACCGATGGCGCGCAGATTGTACATGGCATCCTGTTCGGCAACGTGGACGCGAGCGCGGCCGACAAGGCTGGCCTCGTCGTCCGCCGTGGCCCAGCGATCGTCAACGTGAATGACCTGACCTGGAAGTCGGGGCTGACCACCGCCCAGAAGAACACCGCCCTCGCCGCGCTCCTGCGCGCCGGCATCAAGGCGGCCTGAACCCAACCGCAGCGCTGACGACACGAGCCGGCGGCCAGGCCGTCCGGCAACGGCTGATCGCGCCTGAAAAGGACACAACCGATGCATATCAACATCTTCGAAAACGATGCGTTCAGCCTGTCGCAGATGACGCAGGCCATCGAAAAAATGCCCTATGTTCCGAGCTACCTCAATTCGCTCGGGCTGTTTGGCCAGGGCGAAGGCGTCACGACGGACACCGTGACCATCGAGCGCAAGGATTTGCTGCTTTCGCCGATCCTGACCTCTCCGCGCGGCACGCAGCCGCCGTCGCGCACGACCGAGAAGGCCAAGCTGCGCAGCTTCTCCATTCCCCGCGTCGCGGCCTTCGATCAGGTCTATGCCCGCGAAATCCAGAATGTCCGCGCGTTCGGAACTGAGGGTGAATTGCTGACGGCGGTCAAGCTGATCGCCCAGAAGCAGGCCAAGCTGATCCAGGAATACGAACTGACGATGGAACTGCATCGCCTGGGCGCGGCGCAGGGCATCCTGCTCGATTCGGATGGCACCACGCTTTACAATTTCTTCGACGAGTTCGGAATTTCGCAGCCGGCCGAAATCAACTTCGACCTTGCCGCTTCCACCCCGGTCGAAGGCGTTCTGCGCAGCCTCATCAGCAACAGCGTCGTGCGTCCGATCATTCGGGCACTGGGCAATGCCGGCAACCCTGGCGTGCGTATCCTCGCGCTCTGCGGCGACACGTTCTACGACCAGTTCGTCAACCACAACGATGTGCGCGTGACCTACAAGAACTGGCAGGCGGCGGAAGCGTTGCGCACCAGCACCGCGTTCGAGAGCTTCAGCTTCGGCGGGGTCGATTGGGTCAACTATCGCGGCACCGACGACAACTCCACGGTGTCGATCGGCCTCGATAAGGTGAAGTTCATCGTCCAGGGTGTGCCCGGCCTGTTCCGCCGCATCAACGGTCCCGGTGAAACCTTCGAAACGGTCAACACGATCGGCCGTCCGATGTATTCGCTGCTCGTCACCGACAAGGATCGCAACTCCTGGGTGCAGCCGGAAATCTATTCCTATCCGCTGCACCTGTGCACGCGGCCGGAACTGCTGCTGCGCGGCAAGCGGGCCTGATTTCAACACCAATCACATCCGGCAGGCGGCGCGCAATCGTCGCCTGCCGCTTTTGTAAGCCGCTTCCGGGCGGTTCACGAAAGCGAAGGAGAATCTCATGAAGATCAAGGCGCTATCCACCTTCACCGCCTTCACAGGCCAGATGGAGGTGTTCAATGCCGGCGACGAGGGCGAACTACCCGATGTGATCGCGCAAGGGTACGTCGAGGGCGGCTTTGCCATCGCCATCGAAGACGTTCTCGGCACCCTGTCCGGTATCGAGCCCACGGCTTCCACCAGCCTTGAACCCCAGCCCCTTATCCTGTCCGACGAGGACCGCGCCCGCCTTCCCCAGCTTGACCACGACGGCGACGGCGCGCCCGGCGGCGACACCAGCGGCGACGTGGCGCTCTACTCCACCAACGGCTTCACGCTGACCGATCTTGGCGGCGGCTGGTGGACGATCACCGGCCCTGAACTCGAATCGCCGATCAAGGTGCGCACCAAGGCCAAGGCCGAGGAACTGTTCAACCAGATGGTTGCCGAAGCGGCCGGCGTCGCGGCGGACCTTGGTGCGAGCGAAGGCCATGACGGCGCGCCCGGCGGCGACACCAGCGATGCCGACGAGGGCGCGCCGGCGGAATGAGCCCGCCGCGTACCCTGGAAGACTTCGACGCGGCCGATAACGCCGCGTGCGAAACGCTGGTCGGGGACACCATCTCCTATCGCCCGGCCGGCGGCGGCGCGTTCGTGTCGCTCAAGGGCTATGTCGACTATGCCGACGCGCTGCGCTCGATCGAAACCGGGCAGGTGATCGAACAGGATATCTCGGTCGAACTGCGCAAGTCACTGGCGACCGAACGGCCCGGCACCAACACCCGCCTGCGGCTCGCCAAGCTGCCGGGCAAGACCTTCCGCCCGATCAACGTGCGCTCCAGCAGCGATGGCGATCACTGGCTGTTCGAAGTGCAGCAGGTCGATGGCTGACACCCCGGCGATTTCGAAGATCGAGGACGCGGCGCGCGAAGTGCTGGCGGCGTGGCCGGAACTGTCCGACTGGACCGTGCGCACCGAGACATCGGCCGATATCGCGCTGGCCAAAGAGGATGGCGACGCGATCACCATCTACACGGCCAACTGGCAGGTCGACGACGACACCGAACAGGGCCAGCAGGTCCACACCGCCATCCTCGCCTTCGAGACGGCGGCGCGCGCAACGCTGACCGCCAGCATCGACCGCAACAGCCAGATCGCCTTCGCCCAGATCGTCGCGGCGCTGCATGCCAGCGGATACCTTGGCGGGATGGTCGAGAACATCGAGCCGCTGGACGCCGGCACGGTCCAGAATGGCCGGGACGTGGGCGGGGCTTCGCTGCACGTCCGGTTCAAGTTCTACACCCCGCTGAACGACTGGTTCGCCATCGTAGGCGCGACCGGCACTTTCTGACCACCTCAACGCAAGAGGACATTCCGACATGACGAAAGCAGTAACCTGCCCCCCAATGGGGGCCGGCAGCGTGGACCTGTCCGTAATCCACGAAGCCGACGCCAAAGGCGCCGATCTGACCAAGGCGGTGATCGAAGCGACGACCCCCGTGTCGCCCCAGCGCGCATCCGATGCGCCGCCGGCGGAACCCGGCAAGCGCGACAAGCTCCTGGCCGATGCCGCCGCGCTGGGCGTCGAAGTGCGTGAAGGCGCGACCTCGATCGAAATTCGCCAGGCCATCAAGGCTGCGCCGCCTGCTGCGCGCAAGCCCGCCGCCAAGCCGCCGACCGCCCCCGACGCGGACGGCTGACCCTCGTTTCCCGATAGCGAAAGGACGCCTTCATGGCCCTGAAATCGAACAAGACCGCGATGTCCGTCGCGATCCAGCCCACGCGCGATACCTACGAGGTGCCGAACAGCACCACCGACCTGCTGCCCGGCCTCTCCAATCTTCGCATCCAGCAGGACGGCGTGACCATCGCGGACGACACCTATACCGGCTCGATCTTCCGCAACGCCGACCAGATCGCGGGCAAGCGCGTGACGATCACCGGCACGCTGAAGATCAAGCCGCCGGCGACGCTGCCCGCGGCGAACGCCTATGTGCCCGGTCGCATCTTCCAGTCGGCGAAGTTCGCGGAACTGCGCAACGCCACGACCATCCCGTCCGGCGGCGCCGAAGCGCTGGGCGTCGGTGTCGATGCGAAGACGGCGACGTTGGGTTCCACCGCTTCGTCGACCGCCGGCCTCTATAAGGGCTATCCGATCAAGATCGGGGCTGGCGCCTACAAGGATGCGATGACGGCGATCCGGTCCTACGACGCTTCCAAGCACGCGGTGCTGATGGAAGACTGGGGTGCCACGCCGACGGGCAACTACATCATCCCGACCTTCCTGATGTATACCCGCGACGTCACCGATGCCGACCCGGCCATCCTGTCGTCGAAAATCTGGATCGATGGCGTGCTGTACGAACTGTACAACATCGCCGTGACCGGGCTGCGCAAGCAGGTGCCGACCAGCACCAAGCAGCAGGCGCAGTATCCGACGTTCGAATTCACGATGGACGCGACGATCTACGACATCGACGAGGAACCGACCCCGACGATCGGCGCGCTCGGTGCGGTGCCGCTGTTCAAGGACGGCAAGGACATCCTCAACTACGTCGAATTCGGCGCATCGAACCTGTCGATCGACTTCGGCCTCCAGTCGGAATCGCCGCCCAATGGCAACCAGGTCGACGGCAACGACGCCCCGGAACTGACCGGCGGCACCGCGACAGCCTCGCTGACCATGCAGAAGTACCGGCCCAGCAGCGGCCTCGACACGCAGGCGCTGGCCGACGCGCAGACCTATCATCCGTTCTTCCGCCAGTGGGGCAATGCCGCCGGCAATCTGGTGCAGATAACCATTCCCGACGCCCGCCTCAACTTCCCGAACCCGGACCTGTCGGGCGCGACCGCGAACGAGAACGTCGACCTGTTCATCGACGTGCTGTCGCGAAACATGAACATGACCTTCACCTATTGACGCCGCGGTCCGCCGACGTGGCGGGCCTCTCCATAATCCCAATCGAAAGGAAATCCTGCCGTGACCCAGGACGTCCCCCTGGAGGCAAGCAAGACGCTTGCCTTCACTCCCGACTGCCTCAAGTCGCTTCCCCACCCGCCTGTCCTCCACCTGCGTCCCGCGACCTGGCGCGAGAAGGAGCAACGCTTCTTCCTGCACCGCGTCGTGGGCGCCGTTTCGCATG